GCAGGACTTTTTCAGTCTTCTTTCGGAAGGTCCACCATTTGGTCGAAAAGCTCTTGAGCGTACCACAGCAATTGCGGATATCCATTTGGATAAGCATTCTGTAGGTTGCGAATCGCCTCGATCAACTCAGCTTCTTCTGCCGAAAGTTTCATTACTACAGTGTTCATAAGCGCTTAATTTTTGAACACCACAAAGATAGTACGAATTTTCGTATTATCAAAAAAACAAAGTACGAATTTTCATATTATTTTTTATATCATCCCCTCCGTGGTTGAAGGAACGGAAAAATAAAAAATTCCGCTGTCCCGTCGGCTGCCGTCGTGTGAACTTGTGAGCGCGGCGGCAGCCGACGGCAAATTTTCAAGCCTGCCCCCAAAGACAGGCTCTTTCTTCCCTATCACAATTTCCCCTCATCCCTGTAAGAGTAATATGTCCCATTCCCAAAAATCACATGGTCCATTAACTCAACCTCCATCAACTTTCCTGCTTTGGACAGCTTTTCCGTTACATCATCATCCTGCCTGCTGGGGTTGACCGCTCCTGACGGATGATTATGCAAAACCACCATCGCCACCGCACAACAAGACAAAGCCTCTTTCAATACCAACCGTACATCCACCACTGTGGAATCAATTCTACCGATTGATATTCTCTTCCTTTTGATTACCTTATGGGAGTGGTTTATAAAAACCACCCAAAATTCCTCCTGTTTCAAATCGGTCATGACAGGATACATATAATTATATATATCCTTACTGCTCAATATCTTTTCCGGCTCTTTGTTCTTGCATCTCTTGTATAATTCGATAACGGCTTCGGCTACTTCCCTGCGTGCCGGTGTCAGACTTTCCAAAACTTCTTCAAAAGTCATATTTTCCTGTTTGGAAAACTCCCTACGGTTCGTCACCTTATAAATTAACTCACTCTGATTCAACGCCCTGTAATCTCTATCAAATAATGTATTCATACCCATTTATTTTAATAATGTTCTACCTAAAAAATAACCTCCCAACACTTCAGCACCGAAATTTTCAATCTCGCACGCAAAACGGGCATAAGAAAAGCCACGGGTTATAATATCATCGAAAAGAAGCACCTTTTTTTCGTTGAAAAAATCCCGATTAAACTTAATGATATGCACCGACTCAATATTTTTTCCGTTTTGGTTCTCATGAACGGCAAGCCGTTCCCCCTCAATGGTTATCGCCTTGTATGCGTTGGTAGCACCCGTCAAACGGCACACCTCTTCCGCAAATTCCTCATAACGGATAGCATTCGCCACCGCCGTACAGGCAGGAATACAAGCAAATGTTATCGTATCACACAAACTACCGAACTGCGCCCGTATCTGCCTAGCCACCAGTTCCGCCACCTTGCCGCTACGTCTGCCGTCCTTAAAATCCCATATCAATTGCCGTATCTGCCATTCCTTTTCGGTAGCTTCGTACTTTATCGGCAAATAATCGAAAAAAGAGATTATCGGCTTTTGCCACTGTTTCAAATAGTAATCGTTGATTTTCTGTGCCATAATCGTATCATTTAAATTCTTGAACTTGAAGCCCGGAGGGTGTGAGCCTTTAACCTCTTTCTCCCTGCCTGGAGCTTTTTTTTATTCCGTCGCTATCGCTCGGGGTATGTTTCGCCTTTATGCTGCATCAGAAGGTGTTACAGGACACATAAAGACAAGTTTTCAGAAAAACCAACGGCTTGAATACTACCCTTCAGGGTGGAGATTTTTTTCAGAACAGAGCCTGAACTTGGCATGTGGCATGGAACATTTACCTTCGCAGTATAAAGGAGATACATATCACGGGGGAGAGCGACAAACAAGGGCGACAGGCAGGAAAGAGAGAAAGAGACAAACCACATCAAAAGAACTAACGAGTGTTCTTTTACCGCTGCTATCGTGCGTGCGAAAATCCGGTATTCGGCTATAATGAAAGCATAGTCAGCGGATTTTCGCACGCACGATAGGGTGATAGCATATTGGAAAACAATGAATTACATTTTAAAAAGTCCTGTTTTTACGCTGAAAATTTCAGTTTTCCAGCGCTCAAAAAAATGATTGCCTATTTACCAAGCATTTACAGCCTTTTTCACCCGCACTTTGTGCGGAACTAGCGAAGCGTACCCCTCACCGCGCTATCCAAATTTCTCATTACTTTACAAAAACATCAGCGGAATATGTAACGTACCCATACCGATTTTGCGCCCATCGCACCCGTACAGACACAAAAAAACCGCACGCAACAGGCGCACGGTCATTGGCAGAGATACAGGTAATTACCTCTACAACGCGGAAGTAACAAACAGATTGATATGGGTGCGTGGAAATTTCTCACAGCCGATACACAAGGTATCAAACGCATCGGAGCCATCGGTACGCCCTTCAAGCCGGTCCTCCTCCGTTTCCGCCAGCTTCTCACCCCGTTTGTCCTTGCCCCCATTGTACACACCTGCCGTCTGGATGGATATCAACAGATCTTCATTATTCTGCTCGTTAAAGAAAGGTATAAGATTCGCCTGTCCGGACAACATGCGGTTAACCAACAGATATTTCTCAATGTGACTCATAGGCTTGCCTATATGCACTTCATCCACCTCCCAGCCACGCTTGCGGAACTCATGCGCAATAACCCACCTGAAATCCTGATCATTGACTGCATAATTGGAACCCAATGCCGTACTGTCATAGTAGAACACCACCTTCTTACGCTTGTGATGCCGGTAATAAGTACAAAAATCATCCACCAGTTCGGGCAACTTACGCTCGTACTTTACAAAGAAGGACTTGAGCACTTTCAGCTTGCGCCCCTGCGGCTGTCCTGCCACCAGCCAGTTGATATTCGCATTGTAATCGAAAGCTATGCAGATGGGCATTTGGGGCTCCACATCGGCATCAGCCAACGAAGTGGGAACCTTGAGCTTGTCAAACTTGTACTCCAAACTGTCAAGGTAGGAAAAGTTGGTAGCACTGTACTTGTGACCGGAACGCAACGAAGAATAGAATCCGTCACGGGTGATGCCTATGCGCTTGCACAGGATAGCCGTCATGAAGGTCAACGGAGGCAGGTCACGTTTCATGTCATTAACCCACTTTTCACCCAACACCTGCATGTTCCAGATACTTGAATATTCCTTGTACATGACCGCTACGGAACGCATCCGGCACAGATCACGTGAAAGAGTACGGAGATAAGAACGCAGATAAGCGGGTATCTCCTTACCTGCCGCAACCAGCTTCTTGATTTTATCCTTGGTCTTCCAGATTTCAAAAACAGCGCCCTGTATCACCTCAATCAGTTCGGGATCACACTTCTTCTCATAATCCAGGAACCAAGACCCTTTTTTAGTGACCGGCATATCAGAGGAGATCAACATGCCATGGTGAAAAAAGTGATGCCCGAAGTGCTGCTTGTTACCACGATTGGCCGGAAGTGTCTCATCCTTCAGCTGTTCGAAGTCAATAAACTTGGCTTCGTCAATATCCAGTGCGTCATAAGAATGCGAGTTGGATGTACCGCTCCGGTCCTGAGAAATGATATAGCCGATTGATCCGTTATACAAGGATAGAATATTCTCCCAGTTATCGGGTTCAAAAATAGGCTCACCCCACCCCCATGACTTCGGCGGCTTGCGACCGACACACCAATGCAGGTCACGCTTAAATCCCCAGTTCTCCCAATGTATCAGCATGGAGGGCAACGTATTAGTCAAGACACGCTTGCAGTTGGCACCGACAAATCCTGTAATGGAACCGGGCATACGCTGCATGTTGCGCAAATTCCATGCCGCATGAATCAATCCTTTCCCGATACCACGACCACCCACAATCACCGAATCTTTGGCCGCCGTGTACATCACTTCCTGCTGAGGGTCATTAAAGTATTGTTTCATTATTCTTTCGGTTTAGGATTAAAGATATCATCTTCATTGAACTCAACCTCTTCAAAGTCCACATCCTCAATATCGTCAGACCAATATTGTTGAATCTTTGATTTAATTCTATCCCGGACATTAGGAATAGGCTTGATGCCAAGCACGGTCGGATCATCCGTCGGCTCGAAAGGCTGCACTATAATCTTATCATAACCTTTGTCCAAGATGTCTTCTTTATCCAACTGGGTGTATTTGCCATAATAATTGGCGGCAGCCCCCATGGCGCGCGCATCCTTGATACGCCGGGCCATTTCGAAGGTCTCATCAATCATCTGGCAGAACTTGTAGCGATGGTAATCCTTGGTTGTCTTGGCCAGATCACCCAACAGACGCTTGATAATGCGTACATCATCGTATGCGGAAGATTTGCTGATCTTGTAGCGATACTCCAGTTCCTGCACAATCTCCAAATCTTTTTTGCGCGGGAACTGTAACCAGTAATTATACATATCCCGGAGCCGGATCAACCGCTGTTGAATCAGTTCGGGAATGCCGTCAGCCGCCATCTCGTTGACATCGGCGAACAGATATTTCTCACATACTTCTATCGTAGCAGGTACAGGCATAGTTATTACAGATCTTCATCAGCGTCCATATTCAACAGATAACCGTTTGTCAACGACACCGCCAACGGACTGCCCACATTCGCCAGTTCGATCTCCTGTCTACGCAGTTTCAGTGCAGTGGATGCCTTGGCGTGATAATACGCCCTGGAAACAGGCGAATTACGGTCAAGAATATCCAGACGCAGCGTGTCCGCATCCACATCAAGCAGCACTGCCATATCGGATATAGGGGTCAGCAGAGCCGCCAGCTCGCTGATCCGATCAAGTTGTTCCGTTGAATAGACCATCCAGTTGTATAGCGTTAGTATTAATAATATGAGCGTAACGCTCTCTCAGTTGTATAAAAACAGCGGGATCGGTTGTGATGATTCCGCTCTCGACACGATTGCCCCTTGTCTGATTCTGTGAGGTGCATATCGACACCTGCCACCTTGCATTTTGAATGAGAATCACTTTTGAATGATTTTCAGACAGGTACACTTCATCGAACACATTGGCAATGAAAGTATAAAGATTGACCGTCTTACGGGATGCCTTCAAGTCCGCCAACATGGTAGCCCGGGTAAGCTGACCGCGCCGCTTCAAGCGATAGATCCGGCGGAGAAACTCTTCGGAAGTGGAAAAGGTGGAGATGTAAATCTCCGCCGGACCAGTCTCGCTCAGAATCATCTCGATGATGTCGAATAGCTGCACACGGTTATCCAAATACGCTTGCAAGGGTGCTTCGGACAGTGACCGCAACAGTTGCCTAACCTTTTTCATCGGTTGAGATGATCACTCCCACCGCCGCCAGTTCCGCTGCCTGTGTCTCATCCACCACATTACCGGTAGCAATCAGGAAGTCATACCGCTGCTGCACCTTCTGCAACAAGGCAGTAAACTTGCCAGCATCTGTATCCTTCAACTCCGCCAGCTTCTTCTTGTTATCAGACAGATACTTGCGTGCCGCACCCACTTTTTTAGCGATTTCAGCCGGGTCCAGACCGGAAGCATCTTCCGTCTTCGTCACCGGATCACCAGGCTTATAATCATCGTATGCCTGCAGGTTGGCACGATACTTCTTGTCCGCTTCATCAAGCAGCTTCAGGTATTCGTAGCGGTCACAAGCCGGCGCCGACTCCATGCCCTTCAGCTGCTCGAACAACTCTTTGATCTTAAACCATAACGCCCCGTTATCCGTCCACAGACGTTGAATCTCAGGGGGAAGGCGGTCATGATCCATACGCCTGCCTTTGGCTACCTTCGCCTCCGGGAACTCATCATCCACATCCAGTACCGGAACACCTCCGTCTATGATCCGTTGTGCGGAAGGTATGACCGTGATATTCATTCGTGCGATATCAGACACGGTTTTTCCATCCAAACGGATTTTCAAGTGCTTGCGCAATTCGTACTCCACCTTATCGGCAAACTTTTCCGGCTTGCGGATTACATTCTGAAACAAAATCTTATTACGGTTCAAGGACAACAACAGAGTGGCACCCGCCACCACATCACGCTCAGAAGGCGGTGTATCCAGATAGTCCTGTATTTTATGAGTCAATTTCTCATCCATATATTAAAATATTAAAAAAGTGGCGGCATAGACCAGCCACACCACCACTCCGATTTATAAACTTAAAGAATCAAGGCTCATCCAAAGAAGAATCGCTCCATGCGGAACCGTCCGCACCGGAGATATCCCCATCCTCCGTTTCAATTTTACCCGGATAGAAGGGAGCCGGGCACACATCGGTCGCTTCTATCTCAAGCGTGGTACCGGCCTCTCCGGTTACTCCCTCGCCCAATGCCTGGGCGGGCTTGGTCACTGTCTCGAACTCCTCACACCCCATCACACGGAACTTGCCGTTGCGCTGCTGTACAAGATAGACCAGATCATCGGCCATCGCCTGACGGCAGAAACCCGCCGCATCTTCTTCAGTACCCGGATGCTTGATCGTGCATTTGTTCAGACATGTGACACTCGGACGCTCTCCCTGCACCTCGGTAGTCACATTGGATTTGGCGGACAAGGAATTAAGCGTTAGCCACTTCTTATCCGACGCCATCGTAAAATTACCCTTGTAGGTGGCCAGTTCACCCATTTTTTTCGCCTCACCCAACTTGGGAAGCGTAGGCCAGGCCGCAATATTGGATTTCTTCTGAAAGAAAACCTTCGGACGGATGCCCGGAAGCACCGTCTGACCGTCACACCAGTTCAGTGACTGGTACATATCCGCTGTCGTACAATCTGTTGCCATATCACCTCCTTTTTTTAAATCGGGGTCGTACCATCAATGGATGCCACCAGCAGACGCTCCTTGGACAAACTCTCGAACTCCACACCGAAAAACATCGTCGCGATGAACTGGAGCACAAATGCCTTGAAGCGTGCCACCTCCACGTTCTCCTCCTCACCGGTCTGATTAACACCCACCAGCATGTTACGCTTGACCGTCATGTGGATGAACGGACTGTTCTTCTTATTCGCCAACGGCACAATATTCACATTGTCAAACCCTTCGACATAGTACTGCTTGTATTCACGGTTGTACGGAATTGCTCCTGTAGTGCTCTTGTAGTCCTCACAATAGTCGAAAAGCACATGTTTCGGAACAAACAGCTTGACCGAAGACTCCTCGGTCAGCATATCGTCAGCCGCCATGCAGACCGCTTTGAGCGTATCGACGGCATTTTCTTTGGTAATCGCCTCAATGACCTTGTAGTTGCCTAACTCTTCAGAAAGTTTTTTGCCATCCAGCTCTTTTTTAGTAATGGTGTCAAAGCCATTGAACAGATCCTTGGAAGTCTCACCCGAATCATTACGGACCGCATTCCACAGTACCATATTCAGGTTCTTGCCCAACTGGGCGGTCAGATACGCCAGCACCTTACGGGTGATCTCGGTATTCTTCAACGCCTCGCCCTTGGTAATGTCGGACCCCCACATGGACTGATAAATCTTGTTCGGTGAGAAATTACGCACGACAGAACCGAAGTAGGTATACAGGGTGCGCGGATTGATCACCACCTCACTGTTATCCTCACGGGTTTCGGAGTACGGTCCGAACTGCATGTCACCCGACAGTTCACCCACAGTCTCGGCATAACGGATGCCCGGACGTAAGGTCATGTGCTGCAAAGAACGTGACAGCCCCAATACAGGCATCTGCAACAACTCCTTACGGTACTTGCGAGCACTCTTCTGAAGGTCCTCGCTGGTAATATTCACGCTAACTTGTGCCATATCAAATATAGTCTTTAACTTCGTCATACATGGATGCAGCGGACACCGCATCATTTTTTTCGTCTTCTTTCACACTCGTGGTGGTAGTGTCACCATCGGATTTTTGCAGGTTCTTGATCTGCTCGTCACGCTGTCTGACCAGATCCTTCTGTTCGCCGACCTCCGTCTCCAGCGCATCCAGCCGGTCATTGACAGCCTTAACCTGTTCCTCGGTGAGTGTTACCTTGCCATCCGAGTCCTCCACCCCCTCCACATTCAGAAGGGTGTTGATTTTGGTGTAATCTTTTTTCATTTCGGAAACAATAGAAGGGGCGGACTGTTTTTCTTTGGATGAAAACAATCCGTCCAGTTTAGTTAATATTTTGTTTAGTAATTTATGACTATCAGCCGTATCCCGCTCACTCCCGGACGCAACCGGCAAAGGGGACAACCCCAGCATATTGACCTTGCCTTCATAAGCGGCAAGATTGAGCTTATCCTCATCGCCCTCGATGATCTCGTCCACAAAGCCATACTCCAACGCCTCTTGTGCGGTCAGCCATCTGCCCGCCTTCAGAACATCAAGAATATCATCTACCTTTTTGTTGCACTTGGCCGCATACATGTTCGCCAGTACCAGATCGAACTTGTCGTTCTGCAGCTTGTTCTCCTTCAGCTCATCGATGAGCTGTTGGATTTGGTCAGCGTTATACTGCCCCCAGGCATCCACCCAGTTGCTCACCTTGTGCACCAGGAACAGACAATATCTGGAAATGCACACCTTTTTCGCACCCAGTGCGGCAATAGTGGCCGAACTTGCCACCAGCCCATACAGGTAGGCGGTCACGTCTCCATGATCAACAAACTGCTGACGGATATCCAACCCGTCATCAACCGCACCTCCCAAAGAGGAGATGCGGACATTGACAGGCTTGCCTTTCAAGCCTGCCAGCTGATTGCGGACATACTGCTTGGAGTAGCCCCAACGGCCAATGTAGTCATCTATGTTCAGGTTATAGGTCATATCACATTTTTGATTGCAATATTACACTATACCTTATATATATAAAAATACCTAATCCATGATACGAAGCAAGGGCAGAATGCCTGTATAGGTGGCCACCATGGCACTTCCACACCTGGAAGAGAGGGTATCGGGTATAGTATCTGTGGAGGTAATGAGGGAATACGGGCGGTCACCTGAACCCAGCATAAAATATTCTCCGGACACAGTCCGAAGCCGGAAGCACAGCTTCTTGTTGCCCACCTCGAACCGTTCAGGCAGGAAAACCGCCAGCTTAGATACGAAAACACGCTGTTTGTTCTCGATTTTGTCGCTGACTTCGACCGAAGCCAGTCCGACCATGGGTAACCGCGTAAAGTTTGCGGCCGGTGGAACCAAGGCAAATTGTTTTTTTACAACTGTCATGGCGGCCAGTTCTCGGACTTCACAGTACTCCACGCGGCTGATGTAGTGAATTTCGCTCATAATTGTTCGGTGTTGTTCGCAGTTGTTCGGTGTTGTACAAAAACAGGGGTCTTATCCTCTCTTTTTCTTGTTAAAGAACCTAAAAACATGCCTTTTCGGTTATAGGCATTGCGCATCCGATAGTATTTCTGCCGGACTGTCTCTATGTAGTCAATGTCAATGCCATGCATCTCGCACCAAGCCGCAATTGTCTTATTCAGCCCCACAGAACTGCTGGTCATATCTCCCAGTTCAGACCAAAGATTGCGCCGGAACAAGTCTTCGATGGATTCAACCACCGCCTCTTTGGCCAACGGACCCAGGTAATTGTACACTGCCGGATCTTTCGCCTTGGAATCAGGGATCACAATCGCGACCGTATCATCGGACGGCATTTCGGGTAACTTGTCCGGTGGCAGCTTCTGCAGAAAGCGCCGTATAACCGAGTTCTCATTGCTCTGTGCCGGAAAACGCACCGGATTGCCCAGCGAATGTGTCAACCACTGAGCCAGGTAATGCTCCAGTTTAATATAAAACACGAAATCTTTCATAATCAAAAGTTTATCTACAAAGATACACATTTTCAGCTGTACATAAAAAAGAATAATCTGAAAAATGCGCTTGGAAAAGTACCCGGGGCAGGATTTCTTGTATTTTAACAACACGCGTGCATTTGCCTATGAATATATATCGGTACGTTTTTGTTGTATCTTCGGTATAGTTTGATTTGCCCAGAAATTTATGCGTTTTTGCAACCCTGCATTTTTCAACGACAACACTCTGTAAACCATTATATTACAAAGACACAAAAACAAAAAAGCATTTTGCAACCGGGTACATAACTTTGTAATCTTGCATCTTTGCGCCAACCTAATTTAAGCGGTTGCAAACTACAAAAACTTTGCAACCGATCCGCAACCGTTTTTGTAGCCGACTTGAAACCGACATAACCCCCTATTTCTTAATTATTTATCTTTCCTTTCCTATTTTGGGTACAAAGTTGCAAAGTTTTAGTACAAAAAAGGAAAAGAGGACGGAGAAACAGCAATCAACCGCCGTCATCGGTTGAAAAATGCAAAGGAACGGTCGGTTATGTATCTTTACATGATGCAGGAAGAATAGAAAAAGGGCGTGTATGTTCCATAACCGAACATACACGCCCATAGGCACAGTAATACAAGGTTGCAATTATCCAAGTCTTTTTTTGCGGGGGCGGGGGAAAAGCTCCGTCCGACGAATTTTGGTATAGTCAGCATTGAGATCGTAACATCGCCAATGCCCTTCGCTGCGCATGAATTCGCCAACGGTGACGAGCATCCAGCGCAGCTTCTCTCCATCAGCCCTCAGGTTCATGCGCTGCCCAGGCTGCATCTCGGCCAGGAAGTTATATAGCTTCAGCATGTATTTTGATGCCTCTTTGTCGGTCATCAACGCGTGAACATATTCGTCTGAGTGCTTAATGAGGTCAGAACGGATTTCCGGAGTCATCATCTTCTATGTTTGCATTAAAGTTGAGCTCGTCAATGGTGCTTCCAACCGACTGAAGGTATATCATATCTTCACTCTTGCCGTCAACCTTGCGCGTGATACGGTCGGAACCGTTGCGCATACTCTCCGGATTCAAGGTTTGAACGTAAGGACATAAGGCTGCAAAGCCCTTGAGCGCCTTGGTAAACCTCTGCATAGACCAAAATGTATTTGTCACCTTTGCGAAATCCTTGAAGTCATCGTATGCCTTTTTGCGGACAATCAACCTGTCTAAGTTACCACTGTCCTTTGCAAAGTAAGTATTCGCCCACGCCTCGAAATTGTCGCCCATATCCGCCTTGTGCTTGCGCTTCATGATGTTACCCATGGGCGGTTGTATCTTAATACCGGAATGGACGGTGCTCAGATAGAACTGAAGGCAGCGGGCAAAGAAATTCAAGTCGGCATTCCACTCTGATTCTGTATAATCCGTTTGAGAAAAGAGATTTTTGCCGAAATCATCATAGATTGAACGAGTCTCCAAGTAATCGTTTTCATCGGTTTTTTGGTGGTAATAATCAGAAAATACCGTATATATCAACCGGGCATCGGAACTGGAGTCGAAGTTGCCCGGCACGTAATTCGTGCTGAAGGCGAACTTCGGGCTGCTCTCAAACTCGATATAGAAAGAATGGTTGTTTTTCGGGTTGACTGTCATACCTCCTGTGATACTGTCGTAAAACAAACCGGTATCCAAGTAACGGTGACAGTCATCAACGATGATGAAGTCGGTGTGCTGGTTGACTTGCTCAAACACGTGGTTATTATCCATCAGTTTCGGATTTCGTCCGGACAAGACTACAGTACGAAGAAACTGTTTCAGGGAAGTCAGGAAAAAGGACTTGCCCGAACGCCCATTGCACTGCCCCTCTTCGCCAATCTTGTTGTCCATGGCATACACCGCCCATGCCCGTGAGGGCGACTTGTAGCGGTGCAGGTTATAGCCAACCGCGAAGATCTTATTCACGAAATTCTGCTTTTGTTCATGAATCTCTTCGGCACTGAGTAATGGACCGGCCAAGTCGAATTTATGCTCCGCCCGGTAGGCGGCCGCCTGGTCCTGGTCTTTGTCCGCCCACAGTTCTTCTAACTCCTTGCGCCAATGAACACGGCTGGAGTTGATAAGATAATCCATGTAGTGACTGTCATGTGGGTTGACGGTTACATCCCAACTCCCATCAGCTGCCCGTTTGATCGTGAAAGGCTCCGGCAGCACTTTCACCTTGTGAGGGATGATGTTGTTCGTCCAAACGTACACACCACCTGCCTCTTTGACCTCTTCTATGCCGGAACCTGTAATCTTCCAGTTCACATTGTCGAAGAACATGGTCTGGCTGTTGAACGTGTGTGCGGTGAAATTCAGGTCAATCTCATCGAGCATAGACAAGCCGCTGCCTCCAACACGAGGAGAATCCAGAATCAGATTGCGTATATCGACAGGCAGGAACCGACGCATAGCGTCACTCTTCAGGAACGACACAATATCGCCAGCCTTGATCTCGCTGACCTTGAATCTGTCCACATGCACATAGCGGGGCGTATCGCTATTATCATCCTTCAGAATGTAATAGCCGTTCAGTCTGAGAAAATAATGCAGGTATGACGAGTTGATCGTATAGGTCTTGTTGCCGTTGCGCTGCCCGATTTTCTCCTCCCAGTACTGGGCAGGCATAGCCAGCGCCAGCAAGTTACGGAAATCCTCATTGGACGGGTGCAGTTCCACATAATCACGGAAGTCCTTGCGCGGCTTGCCCCGGCGGTCACGGTACCGTCCCAAGGATTCGGGCAGCCACACGGTATAAATGTGCAAAAATTCCAAAGCCAGTTCCGTACCCTTACGGATGCCTGTACTATCAATGTCGGGGATATTATAGAGACGCTTCACGTATTTCATGATCTCTTTAATTTCATCAGACGTGATCTTTTGTGTCTCACTATTGAACCACAAGGGATAATACCCCAACGCCCGGACACACAGCGCATCACGCTCACCAGAGCAGATGAACGCCTCTTCGAGCTTCTGCGATATGTAAGGCTTGCCCTCATTGGCCGGATCATCAAAAAACTGCGTCTCTTGTGAGGCGTTCCATTTCGCCCAAGCGGCCTTCAACTCGTACAGCCCATTGGTATAATACCGGGGTTTGACGCCATCAGGCGTATAGCTGAAACGCCACTGCTTGTCCGGATTCAACGGCTCATAAATCTTGTAGAAAGATTGTTCGCTCTCCGGCTTGCCGTCCGCTCCGGGAATGACACACTGACGCATCAGAATCGGGTAAGTCGGTGTGGTGTATTTGGTGGTCACCTCACGGTTCTTGACGTAGCTGATTGACTTGGCCACATACCAATGTAACGCATCGCAATGCTCCTGTTTCACACGAGGGCCCAGTATGGCAAGCTGCTCAGGAGTAAACGCTTCTTCAAGCTCGAAGAACCGGGAACCTTCAGCTTCATCAGCCGAAGCCGGTCTCTTGCGTATATCAGGCTTGTTGACGGAATGCTTCAGTTCGTCGGAAACATTATAGCGCGCAGCCAGCAAGACAACGGCCTCGCCAAAACTGACGTGCTCCTCCCTCATGCAAATATCAATCGGGCTGGTAGCCGTTCCCTGGTCACCAAAATCGGTCACCTTGTAACAATCACCGTATTTGCGTATGCATGCGGACGCATCGTCTTCGTCCGGACGAATCTTAAATTTTTTACGGTTATCAACACATCCCTCGGCCTGTGGATAATAATACAGAATGATATCCAGACCATCATGAGAAGCGGCATATATATCTGAAGCTTTTATCATAGAGTCTTATATTAGCGGTACAAAATTACAGAGTTGCATTTTTTTCGGAAAGACCAGCCTCTCCCCCTGCCTTTAGGGGAATGTCATAGTCTCTCTTGCGAATGTTATGTGTGCCTGCATAGCAGCGTCCGTATCCGTCCCAAAACACGCGCCTGTCGGTCGGAATCCGGCACATCACTCCATTCACCAGTTTTCGCTTGAGCACACGAATGGCACCTGTCACCTTGCGGACCTCACCGGAATGGTCGGTAAGAAAGAACCGGAAGAAGGACACCCCCTCGGGTTTGGCTTTTTCCCAGTCTTGAATTTTATATAATTGATAGCTGTTCATGATTGTCTTTTTTAGGGTGTAACATTCCTGCAGAACCTACATTCATAGTAAGTTCTGCTATGGAACAATAGTTTATAAACGCACGCGAATCCGAACGACCGAACGACGATGTTGAATTAAGCGATAGCCTCCATGCCCCGCAATTGTTCGACGAGCAGGTTTCTAAGGTTTGCCAACGAGTAAGCGGTTGCATGAACCATGCGACCATTAGCCAGTTTGAGCCGTCCGATAAAGAAAATACCAGTGTCTGCGAGTTTGATTTTTCTGATAAGCGGGCATTGCTCGACAAGGGCAGCCCCCAATTGCGACCGCATTTCTTTTGACTTTGACGGGTTGCGGCGACGTTTACCAGTAAATGGATGGTAACTACGCAATTCGTTGCTATTGAGTTTAAGAGTAATAAGGCTCGTTTCGTGAGCTGAAGCCGTTCCGAGACCGCTAGACATTGCAGCGTCAAAAATGTTGAGTTGGTTGATAGACATACAACTATTTTTAATATAAAAAAAGTACCTGTGCCTTTCCCGCTGTCTATCACATACTCAACGAATGCTGTGGTTCCATTACAGTTCCACACGGGGGTACACAGATACCTATATAGGTTTTCTTTAAGCACGGACATAAAAAATGCCTGCACCGCCAATGCAAGCTCTCGTCCTGCACTCGTTGATATGATATTTATGATAGACGTTGCAAATATAGTGATATCTGGGGGATTAACAAACATTTTGGTCCGTTTTTTAGTTTTTAGAATAGGGTTGGTTCGTCTTTCAACCGCTCTGAGCGCAGCTTCTCCAGCTTGCGCTTGGTATCGTTGATGCCTTTGGTGATAACCTCTTTCTGCTGGTTGTAGTCGGCAAGCTGTTCCAGCAGAGCTATCTCGACTTGGTTCTGCTCAACCACCCGCTGCATGTGTCCCGTGAAGTGTCGGTACAAGACACGGTAACACTGCATCCGATATTGACGAACGGCTTCTTGCGCCTCCGGCTTCACATTCTTGGGATTGACAGTAAAGATCCAACCAAAGATGAACTCTACCGGGAGACAACACATTTCATATTGCTTACCATCTGCCCCAGTTGTGGTGCTGAGCACCATAACTGACGACAAATCCTCATCGTCTTTAATCTTCTGCCATTGTACCTTATAGTCTATTCCCAACGCCTCGCAAATCGGCTTGATGGCTACCAGTTGTTCGTCACTTGTAGCAATGATGTCCACGTTGTTCACTCTTGCAATTGTTCTTGTTTTCATAAAATTGGATGTTATCAGGATTATTTCATTTGATTTTGATACCAGTAGGCAATCAACTCGCCCACGTTACGCACCTTGATTTTTGCTTTAATATTTTCTCTATGCCGATTAACGGTACAAGGTGATATGTGCAATTCTGCTGCGATATCGTCCGTCTGGTAGTTGGATGCTATTAACCGAAACACTTCCATCTCACGTTCTGTCAATGAAGTATTCAACTCAGGACGACATATTACCCCCTCATGCTCACACTCGCCCCGAAGAGGACATTTAACCTCTTCGAAAACAAATAGGCCATCTCTGTTTATATCTAAATTATGCTGATCATATTCGCCGAAGTTACAGCGTATGAATCGATGAACAACCCGGAATTCATAATACCAACGATTCATTGTACTGCTTGAATAAATCTGCATCAAACGGGTATGTGCTTTAGGGTATCGATCTCGAATAACTGATAACATGCACTCTATCGTCGGACGGTTGTTCTCATCCAAAACCACAGCCGGCCGCCCTAACTCCTTCATCATAACATCCCCTTCGGGCGTGTTGTAGAACTCTATGTTGGCTATCTCATTCATCTTTAGATGGGAACAATTCTTCAACACTCATACCAAGATATTCGGCTATGATTTTTTGCTTAATAGGAGCAGGAGGATTCAACCCGTTTATCCACCTGTACACCGATGCCGGAGTAGAGCACGTGATTTCTGCTAACTTCTTAATAGTATCCATCTGCTGATTCGGCAAGCTCTTCATGTAGTCTGTAAATACCATAATTGATAAATTATTAAAGTTTTATATTCGTTTAATATCTCTTTTTACTAACTTAGCTACGTGAATTTATTAACATGATGCAAATATGATAACTATATTTATCATATACAAATAGAATGATATTTATATTTATCATGTTAACTTTTATTATATATATGATGATAAAGCAACGCTTACTTGACATCTGTGAAGCTCTAAATATATCAGCTAATCAATTTAGCATTGATATAGGTATGAGCAGATCATACATAGCTAATTTAAAAAAGGACATAACAACAGAAGTACTGCTAAATATACATGTCAAATACCCTTCAGTTAATATCATGAGGATTATTACTGGAGAAGGAGATATCTTGCTCTGCAAACAAAATTTGCAGATTGACAATTCTTTTTTTTTAGAAAAATATAATCAGCTTGAAATCGAAAACAAGAAATTGCTTTTGGAAGTGGGAGAACTAAAAGGTGAACTCAAAACAATTAAAAAACATGCCCAAGTGGAAGACAATGCAATATGTGCCGATGCAAGCGGATCAGATTTGGAGAGATAGAATATATAGTAAAAAAATATTAATAATCAAAACGATAGGGAACTATATCTATAAAATAAATAGGACATATTTCGGACTCACACATATAATTTTAACCCATTTCGGGAATGTATATCGTTGATTTTCAATCACAATCATCTTATAAAAAGACAAATAAGGTCAGGCCTCCGCAACTAAAAAGAG